GGCGGAGCCCGGTGTTCGCGGGTGGTTTATACGTACGGATGCTGAATTCTGGAACAACAACATGTGATGTGGATAGGACTTAGATCTGGCCAGACGCCGCCGGGAGAAGGGTGATTTTGGCCGAAAACACTGAAAAACGGTGGATTGTGCGCTCGCTGAATGATGTGGCGGCGTTTTTTCGCTCGCCGCGGCAGTCAATCCAGAATTGGCGGCGGGATGGGATGCCTGGCGCAAAGGGAGAGTGGAGCTTGCCGGATATCACGGCGTGGCGCATGGAGAAGCTGCGGCGCGGTGAGGCGGCATGGACGACGGGAGATTCGCCGGCGCTCGAGGAATACCGACGAGAACGGGCCAAGTTGGCCCGGTTGGAGCGGCTTGAGCGGGAACGGCAGCTGGTGCGCCGTGAGGTCATTCACCAGCATCTGACTCGGTTCGCCAGCATCATCAGACAGCTGGGCGAGCAGCTGCAAAAGGCGTACGGGGCGGATGCTGGTGAAATGCTCATGGACGCGATGGACGACGCCGAGCGGGAGTTAGCGGCGATCAGTGATTGCAACGACGACGGCATTCCAGCGAGCGGAACGGGCGACGATCCTTGACACGGTGCGCGCGTCCCGGCCGAAGCGGCTGAGGTCGATGCGCGAGTTTGCCGAATCGGAGCTGGTGATTCCGACGGGCCGGTATGAGGGCCGGCGGTTCAAGGTATCGCGGCAGCCGTTCATGGGGCTGTGGCTCGATGAGGTGGACAGCGGGCGGTGGACCGAGTTTTGCGCGACGGGGCCCAGCCAGTCGGGCAAGAGCCTCGGATGTTTCGTCCTGCCGATCCTGTACCACCTGTTTGAGATGTGCGAGGCCGTGGTCGTCGGTATACCTGACATGGATATGGCGGCTGATAAGTGGGACCGGGACCTGATGCCGGTCATCGAGCGGACCAGGTATCGGGATCTGCTGCCGCGTTTCGGCCGAGGGAGCCGGGGAGGGAAGGCCGATACTATCACATTTCTTAATGGTGCGGTGCTCAAGTGGATGTCCGGGGGCGGCAGTGATAAGAGCCGCGCGTATTTCACCACGCGGGTGGTGTGTTTCACGGAAGTTGACGAGCTGGACGCGAATGCGTTGACCAGCGTTGAGGCGAGCAAAGTCAAACAAATCGAAACTCGTACGATGAGCTACGGCGATCAGCGGCGGATTTACAAGGAGTGCACTGTCAGCGTGCCGGAGGGGCACATCTGGCAGAAGTACACGACCGGCAGCCGGTCGCAAATCCTGCTGCTCTGCCCGCTGTGCCGGAACCACGTACCGTGTGAACGGGAGGACCTAATTGGCTGGCAAGAGCAGCCGAATGAGCTACTTGCTGCGGAAAAGGCTCATTTTCGCTGCCGGGCATGTCAAAAAACGTGGACGGAGGACCAACGGCATCGGGCGAATCTGGATGCGGTGTTGTGCCACGACGGGCAGCAGATCGTTCGGGGCAAGGTGTCGGGCCCGCTGCCGCAGACCAAGACGCTGGGTTTTCGTTGGTCTGCGGCGAATAACCTGTTTCTATCGGCCGGCTTCGTGGGCGGGGCGGAGTGGCGAGCGGCGCACGACGTCAACGAGGAAGACAGCCAGAAGCAGATGCACCAGTTTTTTTGGGCGCTGCCGTACGTCAATCCAGACCTCGTATCAGTGCGGCTGAATTTTGAGCAGACGCGCAAGAAACAGGCCCGTTGGCCAAAGGGGCTGGTGCCAGATGGCACAAAGTGGCTGACTGTGGGCGTGGATTGCGGCAAGCGGCTGCTGCATTGGGTGGTGATCGCCTGGGGCGCCGACTGGGCACACATCATCGACTACGGCCGGGAGGAGGTGCCGTCGGACGATATGCCGGTTGAGGAAGCATTGCTGATTGCCCTGCGGGGCGTTCGGGACTTTTGCGAGACCGGCTGGACTACCACGGAAGGCACGACCAGGCAGCCAGATCAAGTGTGGATCGACGCCGGATGGGAGACGGACACGATCTACGCGTTCGTGCGCGAGGGGGACACGGACTTTTACCGGCCGATGGTGGGCCGCGGGATTGCCCAGGACCGCAAGCAGCACTACCGCAGCCCGAAGCGGACAGGTGCTGTGACGCAGCACATTGGCGACGGATTCCACATCTCTTGGGTGCCAAGCAAGGCCATCCATCTTGTGGAAGTCAACGCGGACCTGTGGAAAAGTCGGCTGACGCAGATGCTGCTCTTGCCGCCAGACCGCAAGGGGAGCATGACGCTGTTTCACGGCAGCCGGTTCGAACATACGTCGTTCGTGAAGCACCTACTGTCGGAGCACGAGGAGGAAGAATTCGTGCCTGGCAAGGGCCTGGTGAAACGCTGGGAGCGGGTGCACAGCAACAATCACTGGTTTGATGGGAGCTATATTGCCTGCGCTGCGGGGAGTTTTGCGGGCTTCCAGTTGTTCGAATCGTCTGTCCCCTCGGTGGAGGAAGCTGACGAGGGGCTGACTTTGGGAAAGCTAGTACGGGAGACCCTATAAAATGAAGCGTAATCGTCAGGAAGGTATGGAATCAACGGGAAAAGAATCGAGCACGGGAGTGCCGGAGGTTGTGACCGTGGTTGAATTACGGGTGCCTTTAGCCGAGCCGTTGTCGGATGGGTATCAATCCCAGATGCGCGTGATCGGCACCATTCACATCGACAACCTGACGCAGAAGCAGCGACGTGGTTTGCAGTGGCTCTACGGCGGGTTGCGGAGAGCAAATGTCGAGTTTGAAAATCGGAAGCCGGTCGCCAGCCAGCATGACGCGATCCGGTACGTATTGGACCTGTGTGGTGACCATGCCATTTCAAAAAGCACACAATTATGAGAGTTAAAGTTCAAATCAGTGTCACGAATCCAGACGATCAGGTGATGATGCCGATATCGGTCAAGGTTCTTGAAGAAGATCTATGTGTAGAGGTGGCAATAGCAGATGGCATCTCACGTGCATTGAATGCGCTCGCTTTACGGAATGACTATATATTAGCAATGGCTGTTGAGGCGGTTGTTGGCGATGGCGACAGCGAATACTTCCGTCAGTCGAGGCGTCAGTTTCAAATTGCTGCAACGGAAATATACGACCTATGGACCAAAGAAGATGAACGAATTGAGAAACTGGCAAGGGAAGGGTTGTCCGAGCCAGCCTAAGCCAAAATAGCCGAGCTAAGTATTACTTGGCTGGCGGCCATGCTGTTTCTTGGAAGCATGGCCGATCCGGTTCTGAACCATCTGAGCACGCTGGAGGACGTCAAGCGCGTCTACTTCGAGACGGAGCAGTGGCGCCGGACCGGAGACCCGACACTAGCCAATCTGCACCTTGAGGCGATCAATCGCCTTCTCGCCTTTCGCCCGAGCCGAGCGACCCACGGCGGCCGCGGAGCCGAAGAAATCGTCTTCGACACGGAAGCCTTGCGCGAAGAGCGCAAGCTGTTGCTCGAGTTCATCGACGTCGGCGACGCTGATGATGGGGTCAGTTACCTGGACTTTTCGGAGTACAGGTCATGACCCGTATCAAGTCGGTCGACCGAACGCACATATCGCTGAGCGAGGCGTATGCCGAGCTCCGACAGTCGTACAAGGCCTCCAGTACGACTCGGTTTCAGCACAGGCGAACAGGCATCCATCCACTCGGCACATCTGGTGATTTTCATCTCGGAACCGACCGCGACTACTTTTTCATCGTCGAGCTGTGCCGAGACCTCGAGCGCAACGACGCAGTGATTTCCCAAGCGGTCCGCCGGCTGGTGGCCAACGTGCTGCAAGACGGTTTCACCGTCGACCCCAACACGGGCGATGAAGAGCTGGACCGCGACCTGAAGGCGATGTGGAACGAATGGACTTCGGACGCGGACCAGGTCACCACGAGCCAGGAGTGGACCTGGCATGAGCTCGAAAAGCTGCTGTTTTACCAGACTCTGATCGACGGCGACATCTTTGCCGTACTCACCAATCGCGGCAGCATTGAAGTACTCGAAAGCCATCGCTGCCGCACGCCGCGGACCGCGAAAAACGTGGTGCATGGCGTGCTGCTGGATCAGTTGCGCAGGCGACTCGAGTACTGGTTTACGAAGGAAAACATTGAGAGCTGGCGGGCGGCACAGTTCCGCGTGTCGGACATGCGGCAGGTGCCGACTCGTGATCGACGCGGCTTCCGCCAGGTGCTCCAACTGTATAACCCGAAGCGCTGGAGCCAAACACGCGGCATGTCGATCCTGCATCCGGTAGTGGACATCATCGGCATGTTTGATGACGTCAACTTTGCCAAGCTGGTGCAGGCGCAGGCGGTGTCGGCCTGGTGCATCCTGCGCGAGCGTGCGCCAGGCTTCAAGTCGACCCGCAAAGAGAAGGTAGACAATAAAAATTTCGCCCTGCCGCAAACACTGGAAGGGACGCTGAAGGGCATCGCTGCCGGCATGGAGGTCGCGGCGCCTCCTGGCGAAACAATCAAAGGGTTTTCTCCAGGGGTCCCGAACCCGGAATACTTCGCTCACGCCAACCTGATCCTAAATATCATCGCGATCAATTTGGATCAGCCGGTCGCGGTGTTCATGCTGGACCCGAGCAAGACCAATTTTTCCGGCTGGCGCGGGGCTGTCGACCAGGCACGCTTGGCATGGCAGTGGTGGCAACAGTGGTATTCGAACCGCCTGCACAGACCCACCTATCTGTGGAAGTTACGCCAGTGGATCGCCGGGGACGCGGTGCTCCGCGCGCAGTCGGAGCGGTCGGATGTCCAGATCTATCGCCACGGCTGGCACCGCCCCCGGTGGCCCTACATTGAGCCTATGACCGATGCCTCTGCCGACCTGTTGCGTGATCGCAACGGCCAGACGAGCAAGCGGCGGCTGCACGCGGAGAAGGGCATCGAGTGGAACGAGTTGGCCCGGGAGATCGTGGAAGACAATGCGATTGCGATCCGGCTGGCCAAGACGGCCGCGCAGGAGATCAACACCGAATTCGACGACGATGCGCCGGTGCATTGGCGGGAGCTGATCAGCCTGCCGACGCCGGACGGGATGGCGATTTCTCTGGCTACTGGGGATGACGGACCAGACCAGGCGGCACGCGAGGGAGAGGCGGCAGATGGCTGACGAGATGATTTGGGTATCCAGCACGATGACGGACGGTCCCAGCACCACGATTGGCTGTTCCCATGGCCGTCGGGTCGAGCTCCGCCATGTGCGCGTGATCTCTCCGAAGCATCTGGAGCAGTATTGGGGCCCGTGGGCGATCAGCTTCGAACATGCCGACCAATTTCTTTGTTGGCTGGCAAACTTTAACTTTGCCGAGCATCCAGTTGAGCAACGCGCGCGGGACTTCGATTACGAGCTGAGCGACGACGGAATCGCGACGGTCCAGGTACAGGGGATGATGACGAAACGTGGCTCTAGCTTCAACGGGTCGCCTGGGACCGTGGAGCTGCGCCGGCAGATCAGTCAGGCGGCCGCGAATCCGGCAGTTCGCGGCATCATGTTATCCATCGAATCCCCGGGCGGGACGGCCGCCGGCACCAAGGAATTAGCAGACGCCGTGGCAGGGGCGGCAGCTCAAAAACCGGTTATGGCGTATGTGGAGGACCTTGGTGCCTCGGCGGCCTATTACGTAGCGAGTCAGGCCAATTCGATCTGGGCGAACCAGCCGGCGCTTGTTGGGTCGATCGGGACGTTCATGGTGGCGACGGACTCAAGCAAGATGGCGGAAGATATGGGTATCACCGTTCACGTCGTCAAGGCTGGCGACATGAAAGGTGCTGGCACTCCCGGCACGCCGGTGACGGAAGGCCAGCTGGAGTATTACCAGCAGCTGGTGAACGCAATCAACGACGACTTTCTTTCGGCGGTGCGCAGCGGCCGGAGACTCAACAACGAAGCGTTGGCTGCGGTGGCCAACGGCAAACTCTTCCTCGCGGCAGACGCCCGGGCAGCGGGGCTGATTGACCAGATCGGGACCTTTGACCGGGCCATGACGGAGTTAAGACGGATGGCAGATGAGCAGAAGCCCAAAGCGGCAACGCTACGCGAACTGAAAAGCGCTCTTCCCGGTGCGGAAGCCGAATTTCTGGTGGGACAGCTGGAATCCGGCGCCACGTTGGAAGAAGCCAAGGATGCCTGGATCGTGGAGCAAGGCGACAGACTTGCAAAAGCAGAGCAGCAAGCCAAGGACGCGGAGGCCAAATTGGCCAACGGCGTCGAGCCTATCGGGGACCGGAAGACGTCAAAACGAGAGCAGCGGGACACGTCCGCGCAAGACGAGTGGCTGATAAAAGTGCGGAAGAAGCGAGAGGCCGGCCACCCGGCACATAAAGCAGCATCACTCGTCAACCGCGAGAATCCTGGCCTGCGCGAGGCGATGTTGGCTGAGGTTAACGCGTGAGCTTTTGGACGTCGGGTGTGTGCGGCGCCAGCTCGTTGCTGGCGCCGCCCCTCGTCCAATGACACCGAAATCGTCAAGGAGTTTGCTAAATGTCTCAATTCATTGACGGCGGGTACAAGGGCTTCCCCGCGTCGGCCGCGATCATTCAATATGCCCGCGTTGTCCTGGCGAGCGATGGGACGATTTCGACCGCTGGGCTGACTGATAAGGATCTTGGTACGGCGCAGCAAGCGGCTTTTGCCGCTGGCGACATTGTCAATGTCAAGCTGCGGACGGCGGCAGGCACGCACAAGATGGTTGCCATCGAAGCGCTGGCCGTGGGCGCCACGGTGTATACCGAGGCGAACGGCAAAGTGCAGGATACGGCTGCGTCCACATCATACATCCTGGGCACAGCGCTCGAGGCTGCGACGGCGGACGGCGACATAATCGAGGTCTTGTACAACGCGCACGGCGATACGGCCGCCTAGGTAGGAGCCCAGCTAAATGTCTCAATTTATCGATGGCGGCTACAAGGCTTTCCGCGCGTCAGCGGCGATTGCTCAGTATGCCCGCGTTGTCCTGGCGAGCGGCGGAACTATTTCAACCGCGGGGCTCGCGGACAAGGATATCGGCACCGCACAACAGGCCGCGTTTGCTTCTGGTGACGTTGTGAACGTGAAGCTGCGAACAGCCGCGGGCACGCATAAGATGATCGCCATCGAAGCCCTGGCCGTTGGCGCGGCCGTGCGCACCGAGGCGAATGGCAAAGTGCAGGATACGGCCGCAGCCACATCCTACGTATTGGGAACCGCATTGGAAGCTGCGACGGCGGACGGCGACATAATCGAGGTGATGTACAACCGCCACGGCGATTCGGCTGTGGCAGCCGCCACCACTACCGCGGCGCCAACGACTACTGCGGCACCGACGACTACTACTGCGGCGCCGACGACTACTACTGCGGGAGGATAAAGGACCAAACCGCAATTCCTATACAGGCACTCGACGTCCAAGGAAGTGTGCTTTTTATAGGAAAACCAAGCAATGCCATCTCCTTCCGCCGCACTGGCCACCCAGCGGCCCGACCTGGCGAGCAGCTTCGAGGAGTTCTCCTTGGAGGCTAACCGCGAGGGCTTCATCGGCACCGACGTGTTGACCGTGATCAATGTTGCCAAACAGGCAGGGACGTTTGGCATTATCCCGGTAGAGCAATTGTTGCAGCACCCCGAGACGCTGCGGGCGCCTGGATCAAACTACAACCGTATGCGGTGGAAGTTTGAGACGAGTACCTATGCGACCGAAGAGCATGGTATTGAAGAGCCGGTGGACGACCGCGAGTCGGCGATGTACATGGACTACTTTGATGCGGAGGTGATGGCATCGCGACGTGCATTTCACGCCGTGCTGGTCGCTCAGGAGATCCGTATCGCGACTGCGGTGTTCAATGCCACAACGTGGACTGGCGCAGCGCTGACAACTGCTATCACGAATGAGTGGGATGATGCGACCAATGCCACGCCTTTCGCCGACGTGGAAGCGGCAGTGCAGGCGGTGTACGAAGGCACTGGGCTGTGGCCGAATGCACTGATCATGAATTACAAGGTCTTCCGCAACCTGCGGTTGACTGCTCAGGTGGTCGACCGTGTGAAATACCAAGGCTTCGTCGATGCTCGTCCGGGCAACATCACGGCGGAAGCGCTGGGCCAAGCGTTTGATTTGCGGATCATCATCGCGGGTGGCACGAAGAATACGGCTAAGGAAGGCCAGGCGGCGTCAACAGCCTCGATTTGGGACGACGAATACGCGATGGTGGCGCGCGTCGCAACGTCCGAGGATCCTCGCGAGCCCTGCATCGGTCGCGTGTTCCATTGGGCGGAGGACGGAAGCAGCATCGGCGGGACAGTCGAGTCGTATCGCGATGAGCAGGTGCGCGGTGACGTCGTACGCGTACGTCATGACGTTGATGAGCTGATCATTTACCCAGGCGCGGGTCATTTGCTGAGCAACGTCACGACCATTCCGTAGTGCGGAGCGCGGCCGTGAGTTGGTTTGATGACACATTCCGCGAGGCTGCCGTACCGGTATTGATGGGTTATCTCTCCGACCCAGCGACCGTCACCTACACGGCAGCCAATGGCGATCAGACGGAACTCCGTGCCATCATCACCAATCAGGGTGCCGACGATCAGCTGGATCCGGCCGGCAGGCGCGTACGCAAGGCGCGGGAAATCATCGTTACGACTGACCCAGACAGTGAATGGGGAGGGTTAGTCAAAACAGATACGAAAGCGACGGTACTGCTTGATGGTGTCGTGTATGCCGTCGAGGCGGTGGAATCGCACAGTGAGAGCTTGATCCGGCTCCAGCTCGTCCAGCTGCATTTGAAGGAGCGGACGCGTACGGGATTCCGCAGGGAATGACATGGTGGCTATCGCGACGGCAACGAACTGTCTGACTGAGGCGGAGGACGTGATGGTCGCGATGCTCGCCAATTCCACGGCTTTCCAGATCTGGGTGCGAGCGGCCGATCCCGACGCTGCTGGACGGCATATCTTTTTGCATAGTTTGCCCGAGTCGGCCGATTTTGCGGGGGACCGCACGGACGTGTTTCCAGAGGAGCACTGGGAAAAGATTGGCAATTACATTGTCGTGTCTACGGCGCAACAGGACGGTTTTGCCTTTGATTTTGACGCGATGTCGGCTGGGTACGAATATCTGGGATCTGGCGAGCTGATGCTAGAGCTGGCTCAATACTTTCCACGCGACGAGACGAACTGGCAGGAGAACGGCAGGGCCGGTTTGAATGCCATGGGCGATGTGCTCCAGTCGCTGGCTGGGATGGTCGGCCTGTTCCACCCGTCGCTATCGGTCGAGCAGTTTCGTGTGACCGGCTGGGGCTGGACGCCCGAGGACCAAATCCCGGCGATGGGATTGCATTTGTACTTGGACGCTGCCGTGCGGTGGAGTTCGGGGCACCAGGCATGATCCTGATTGACTTTGCACTCGTGCGATCTGGCGTGGCCAACATGCGAGCATCCGACTGGAATCAGATCGCCAAAGGGGCATATATCGAAGCCGGAGAACACTGGCACAAGCACTTTCGCGCCCTGCATTTCACACCTAGTGGTGCCAGAAAGTACGGCTATGCCCCTCGTGCTGGAGAGAATCTGCCTTTCATGAGCAAACGCTGGCGCAGGTCCTACGCTGGCCGCAAATGGCTGAAGCACCACCATCGCAATCCGCTCGTCTTGACAGGTGAATCGCGGGCCCGGACAGAGCGGCTGGACGTGCGAGGAACACGCAATCGAGCGTCTGTTTACTTGCATGCGCCCGCCTTGAATTTCAGGAATCCTCACAGTCAGGTCAACATGCGGCAGGAAATGTTGACGGTGACGAGCGACGAAGTCGATGCCATGACCCGGGCCGCACAGCGGCAACTGGATCGCGATGTCGCCGCTTTTAGGCGGACCAAACGCACAAAGATTAGGAGCGGGTGAATGGCAGAACGTCGCTTGACAGTGCAGCTGAAGGACACCGCCAGAAGCGAGACGATTGGCAAGTCTAACATCCTGCTAACTACGGCCGGAGTACACAAGGATGCACGGATCGTCTCCGTGGGGACGACAGAATACACATTCACGATTGACACGTCCGTCGGTAATGCAGGGTACGCGTATATCGAGAATCTAGACGCCACGAACTACGTGCGCTGGGGATACTCGACGGGCGTCTACAACCATCGCGCGCTGCCTGGCAACAAGCCCAACATTGTGAATCTTGAGCCAACTGTTTCTGCGATCTACTTGATCGCGAACGTAGCGGCTTGCGACGTGTACATCCATGTCGAGGAGGCTTGACCCATGCCAGTCGCAACCGCGCATCAGCTGAATAGCCTCCTGTTTGACACGCTCGATATCGAGAGCGTGACGCTAGGCGGCATTCAGCAGCAGTCGATCAATACTGGCACAACGGTCGTAAAAGAAACGGCCAGCGGGTCGATTTACCCCGAGCTCGCATACGTCAATGCCGCGAGCCCGACGGCGGCGTTTACCACGGTGCATATCTTCGATGCCTTGACGCTGCTCGGGCTGCGCGGTGTGTGCATTACAAGCGGCGCTGGTGATCCCGGCCTATTGATGTGGGCTCGCAAGCTCTTGTGCGTCGGCCCAGCTGATCGCGTCAGCACCGTACATCAGCAATACACCTGGAAAAACGGGATTTGTGTGCCGCAATCGCTGACGTGCGCGCATCAGGGCAACACCATCTTGGCGGCGCAGGTATTTGGGATCCAGAGCGGCGCTCAGATGCCCCTGCTTGTGACGCCGAATAGCCCGATCGTGGCTGATGACACGCCGAGCACCGTCAGGTACACGCTGACGCACGCCGTGGTTGCTGGGGTGACGATCGAGCAAAAGCGCAACGTGACGATCGACTTTGGCAACACGCCGTTACTAGAAAGCGCCGATTCAGACGAATTGCCAACGTTCGCCAGCATTTTGGCCACGTCTCCGAGGATTGCACTCCGCGGCACCGACGTGGTGAATTGGGCGTCGGCCGTGGGTCTTGATCCAACTCCGGCGGTATTGGGTGTGCCGTGCACGCACGCTAACACGGCGATCTATTTGCGCGTGCGCGGCCAGGCTCTAGCCTCGCCGGTGCATTTGAAAATCACCGCCTACGGATTGGCCTACCAGGAGACCGTATTTGACGCTTCTGGTACTGCAACGGGAGAGGTGGATTTGGTCATCGAATGCGCGGAGGATACGACCAATAATGCGCCGCTGATATTTGATCTGACGTCCACCGTCCCGTAGGACGCATGGGACCAATGGGACGGATGGGAAGAATGATGGTGGGGGAGATGATGGTGTGGCAGGATTTCTTTATTTTATTGCCGGCCGGACCGGTGGGCTGTCGCGTGAGGATATTCGGCGATTTGGGTTGATGCACGCCTTTGACCGGGAGCCGCGGTTTGGCGCCAGCACTGTAGGGCCTGGTGGTCGCAGCGGTGTGTTTCTCGCGAGTGCTGAGCGCGAGAGCCCACCAATGGCGTATCGCCCTGAGGAGCAGACCTGGAGACAGTTGCAGTCATCTCCCGGCGGCGTCTGGGTGGGAATGCAGGATGCAGACCCACCAGCGCCGTTTTCTCTTGCGCGCACCAAGCAGATTCCGGGGCATGTCGTTGAGTTGGCCGACGGCAATCAGTGGACGATACCTGTTGCCCGGGCTTGGACGTGCGTCGAAGATGTGCCGACGTATGGCGCCGCTCTGCCGCGATATCTGGACGTCGATCCAGATGGCCACTGGGTCTACGGAGACGTCCAACGCGAGTATGCGGCACTCTGGGGCGCGGCAGAAGAGTTCGGTGGCTACATCGCTGGCATGGTTGCGGAGAATGCATCGCAGGGGTTCGCGATGCTCGATCCCAACCGCTATTACGGCGCGGCCGTCACCGCGCTGGCCACGAATTACGCGGTCAGTGCGACCGAGCTGGTGATGTTGCAGTGTCTGACCGAGCCGGCGGTCCAGGAGGTGTTGCTAGCGCTGATCGACTGGCCGACACTACAGGACCTGATGGTTAAAAAAAAACGCTTCGAATCCTCTGCTATAGATCTTGGGCGAAAGGACTCGGCGCCGGATATCGTCCCTCTGTTGGCGAGTTGATCGCCCTGGAAATGGATTACTAAATGCCCAGCGGTGTGCGGCTAGATATTGGTGGAGAGGATCGGGCCAAGCAGCTGGTCGAGGCCCTGAATCGCAAAATTGACGACCTGGAAACCAAGCTGAAGTCCGTTGCCAAGCAGTCCGCGGTCACGGAGCGTGAGGGCAAGAAGCTCTGGGAACAAACGCGGACACCGCTGGAAAAATACAACATCGCGCTGGACCGCGCCAAGCAGCTCCTCGACCAGGGCAAGATCAGCCACGAGACCTACCAGCGGTCGGTCGAACGCGCGAAACAAGCGCTGGATCAGCACGGTCAGTCGGGTACGCGTTGGGCTGGAGAATTGCTGACGCGGTATGGCTCGCTGACAGCTGTGCTGGGTGGCGTGGCAGCGGCGTTTCGTGCAGTCGGGCAGGCACAACAAGAGGCTGAGGGCAAGGTACGAGCGGCCGCTCCAGGTCTTGCGCAACTGGCCCAAATATCTGGCGGTGATGTGGGGCGATTCCGCGGGTTAGTTGGAGAAGCCCGGGGAATGTTCAAGGCGGGTGCTGGCGCCACGTTACAGGACGCGGCTGGCCTGCTGTTTGCCCTGCGGTCCGCGGAAGTCGGCAAAGCGGATACGCGTTTTTTTCAACAAGCTGCTGCCTCGCAGGCGTTTGGCGATGTCGCTGCGCTCGTCAAGTCATCAGCAGCCCTGCGCTCATCGCTAGGGCCAGCAGCCGGCACGCATCAGCAATTGATCTCATCTGCTTTGGGTGCCGCTGGATTTGCGACGACGGATGTTGGTTCCATTATGACCGGTGCATCGCGTGCTGGTGGCAGTGCGGCCGCTCTCGGCATCAACCAGGCACAACTGCTTGCCACAACGTCCGTCCTACAGCGCGGGACTGGATCGGCTGAGACGGCAGGCACCCAGTTGCACGCGTTGTTTAGGGATGTCGGAAAACGCGAGGGCTTCGCGGGTCTCGGCGTAGTCGGCATCGTGCAGCGTTTACAAGCCGACCAGCGATTGCAGAAACAATTGACCGATGAGGGCTTGGCCGGATTCCGTCGGTTGGCTGGGAATTTACCGACCGTGCAGGCAGCGATTGTGGCGGCAGAGAAGGCGAAAGCTGGCAATCTGGCGGCGGCCACCGCCATGCTGCCGGGGCAGGTGCCCGAGGTGGAAGCCGCCATCGAAGCACAGCGAGCCTCGGCGCGGGCGGAAGCCGCGGGGACCGGTCTGGGAGTTCGCGGGCTGCGCGCTGAAGCGGCGATATCAGGTGTACAGGGAGGGATACGCGGAGAGGGATTTGGCGCGGCCTTCCGGCGATGGATGGCTGGCGTTGCTGGTAACTGGTCGTATTTTGCGAGTTTCGGCGATGAGGAGGTGGCGCGTCAGGCGGCGCAGCAATGGGCGGATCCGCGGTTCGGCTGGCGCGTCGCACCGCCACGGACGGAAAAACTCTTGGAATCCATTGATCGGAAGCAACGAGGCGGGGCGGTGCCCATGCCTGAACACTGATGGCACGACACAGTATCGGCAATTTTGATTTTTGCGTGATGGTCGGCCAGATCCCGCCGCACAGGGAAACTACCGAGATTATCGTGCGGCCGGGTGTATCTGGTACTGCACTGCGGTTGACTGGGCTGCGCGGTCCTGTCTTCAACGTTGTTACGATCCGAGACGTGCGCGATCTAGACAGCGGCCAGCAGCTGCTCGATGGCTACAACTCAGTCATCGGCGCCTCGCCAATGGACATTGTCAAAAGCGATGTGGATTACTTCTCCCAGTCCGGAGTATTGGTGGCCGTGCTCGGTGTCGATCCGCTGCAATTGCAGCGCGCATCGTGTATTGCTGGTGCGCTGGACAGCGGGTCCGAAGCGATCTTGCGCGTCGTGTGGCATCTGCAATTGGTGAGCGTATGAGTTTGGATGTCGGTTTCATCCATGAATTCACGCGAGCTGCGGTCTATGTGCGCCAGAGCTGGTCCGATCCGTGGACGCTCATTCCGTATCTGTATTGCGATAACGTGAGCGTTTCGATTGGAGGAGCCTTCGGCCGTGGGGATTTCAGCTATGAGTACGGCCGCATGCTGCGACCAGAAACAACAGCGTGGAATAGCTTCACGCCACTCGACATAGATCGCTGGTACATTAAGGCCGTGTACCAGCCGGCGACGCTAGGCTCCCCGCCGGTCCCGTGGTTTGGTGTCATTGTTGCGAGCCAACACGAAGTTAAGGGTCAGAGCATCGGCAACCAGCGATTTACCGCCCTGACTCTGGACTGGCTTCTCACGCAGAAGCAAATCACAGCCTCGTACGTCCAACACGGCGACGAGCCGATGCGCGTGGAGCGGGCGATCGCATTTAATCATCACGAGGGAGCCACCTTCAGCGGTCCGGAAAAACAACGAGCTAATCGGGAGCCAGTGGGTCTGACATCTGGTCTGTTTGTGTTTGCAGCGAACATGAGCGATGCGGAACTCTGGCGCGCATCCGACATACTCACCTACCTACTGGCGTACTTTCAGCCACACGACGGCACGGGACCTAATTTCGTTGCGCTGCATGCCGACGTCAACGAACATTTGCATTGGTTCACACCGACGATTCAGACCGACGGAAGAACGCTCTATGACATCATCAATGCGCTGGCCGATTCGAGGCGCGGTATCGCATGGTACATCCTGGTGGATGATTTCCAGGTCAACATTTTGGTGACGTCCTACGCAGCCAACACCATTGAGCTGAACAGCGGCGGTGAGGTGCCAGCAAATCCTAATCAGATGGTCGTATTGGCCAAGACGGAAAAGTCGGTCATTTCGTCGGCTGTAGTCACCGATGCGCAGCAAAGGTACTCCCAGGTGCGAGTGATTGGCGCTCGGCGTGGGGCGTGTTTTACGCTTTCGAAGTATGACAACACGCTGGTGAACGACTGGACACCGGAGCAGGAAGCGGCTTATTTGGCAGGCGATCCGACGGCAACCGGTCTGGATCTGAGCGCGAGAAATGCCGCCAATGATGCACTGCGTCGGCGCGACCCATACCGACATGTCTTCACACGTTTCCGGTTGCCGGACGATTGGGACGGCAAATCCGGTGACGGGGATGGTGGATCACAGTTACACGTGTGCCCGGTCGTCGACCCGAGTGATGGACAATTTGGTGTCCGTAACGGTCAGTCCACAGAAAACCTGTGGGTGACCGGGCTGCGTTTTGAAAACTGGCTGCCACTGTTGCAGTGGCATGACTACCGCAGCAGCTTGCCAAGCCCGACGACCAGTGTGCCGCCAGGTGCAATCCCTGATTACCGGACGCCGTTTGCCGTCGCCCAGATCGGCGGCAAGTGGTATCTGACGCATGACCTGACAGCGCTAGCTAATGACGAAACCAAAGACGATGATGGGTCGCAATTTTCGTCGGTTGTGTCCGCAGTCCCTGATTCTCCGGCGCTGGAAGTCAAGCCGAGTTCGGTGCCACACTCGCAGGCCTTAAACCATTTTGACCATGAGGAGAACGGCAGCGATATCGCCCCCACGTTTGATTACGAGCGCATGGCGGTGACGGTGTTCTGCGAGATGGACGCCTATGCAGAGGCAGTCTATCCACCTGAGCCAACACCGTCGGTCAACGATCATCAATCAGTGCTCGAGATTCGCTTTGGCGACCGAGCACGCCTCGATTACGTAAACTTTGGGACAATTCTTGACGTCGAGAACGGCGAACTCGTCACGTCGTCTGACTGGGGCTTTGTGCGCAACGATACGCCGCTGTTACGAGATGCGGCCCGGATGGCGTGGCTATGGTACGAAGTGCCTCGCAAGGCGATCACCATGCAGATAGCGCACATCAGCTCATACCTGCCACTGGGCTATCTGATGACGCAGTACGACGGAGAGGTGGTCAATTCGCTGATCACTCACGTGGAGCATGATTTTACCGGCGGCCAGACAATCGTGCGGACTCACTTTGCCGAAATCGACGTAGCCACGATGCTGTTATGAAAAGCGACGGACCAGATCGGGAGCGGCTACACTCCGCCGAGCAGGAGGCGAGACGCGGCCTCCAACTGCGTGGCGAGCTGTCCGTCCGTCTGCCTGGTGTTCATCCTAGGCCACTCATTCGAATGGCTAGGACAACTCATAATGTGTGGCCTTATCCGGACACGGGAAATAAGTTTGAGATCGTGTTTGTTGATGCTGCGTTCGACACCGGTCAAGTCGGGGACACACAAACACCCGCGACAACGGATAGGCAAACCGCAGCAAGGAGAGTCGTATTAAACATCACCGAACAGTGGATACCCGAGGGCACACTGATCCAGGTCTTCTACGTCAATGGGTACTGGTACACATCTTGGGGCGGAGAACTTCAGGTCGAGTACTGTCTCCAGCAAGTGGTCTGTGAAGTGCGGCTGAATCCTGATGAGACAGTGGACGAGGTATGCTATGTTGATCTTCGCTATCTTGTTCCAAAGAACATGGACTTTGACCAGTTGACATTGTCGGACCAATGTCCGTCGTGTGACTGTGGACCTACCACCACAACTACTGCTGCGCCAACGACAACGACCACGGGTATACCTGATACGTCAAGTACCGGACCACCACCCACGACCACAACCAGCTCGAGTACCACTGCTGGACCCACCACCACTACCGCGGAACCGACGACAACTAGTACATCGAGCACAACTGCTGGGCCCACAACCACCTCATCGACAACTCAGGCCCCGACGACAACAACGACTTTAGCACCGACGACGACCAGCACCGCAGAGCCCACGACGACCAGTACCTCCAGCACGACCGCTGGACCAACGACGACCAGCAGCACGACCGCGGCGCCTACCACGAC